CGGTTAAGTTGGCCGACATCTTCACGTCACCAACAACATCTACTGGAACACTAGGAGTAGCTGTACCTAAACCCACTCGGGAATTGGAGTTATCAACAAAGAAGGTGGGTGAATCGAAGGCTACGTCATACGCGCCCACGGTAAGAGTCCCAGGAGTTGTCAAATTCCCTGAGAGCTTGGCTGAAGTTATTGTGCCGTCAGAAGGTGTACCTATGTTGACCGGATTAATGACGTAGACCACGACCTTACGACCGGACGTTACACCCGTGTCTAAAGTTAAGGTTGTGCTAGAGAAGCTATAAGAATCCTGGTTCTGAAAAACACCCTCAATGAACACCATTAAGTTGTTTTCAGATGTAGGTACATCAGAAAGGGTGAACGCCGTCTGGTTTGACGAAGCTGTAAATGTATCGACAGTCAGGTTCGAGGACTGCAGGTTAACAAGATTATCAACAAGCACCTCAAGTTTAGTGCCGTCAGTAGGAGCTGCATCAAACGTCAGGGTGGATCCACTAAACGAAAATGTATCGTGGTGCTGATACACACCATCCAAGAACACACTCGCGTTTGCTTCAACGCCAGGGTTGATACCAACGTTGTAGGCTGTTGCACTACTGGCAGTGGTAGCTGAGTAGACTGTCTGGTTCGCAGACTTAGCAGCAATATTTTCCTGAATATCGGTTAAGAGAGCTGCTGCTACCCGAAGCTGAACTGTGTCTCCAGAAGTAAAGGCTCTTGCGGTCGAATTATCCTGGGCACGGACCACGGTCCAGTCCGTACCAGATATAGCAGTGACCTTAACAATCTCATTGTTAGTACCGTCATCTACTGTGGCGTAGAAGTACTCCCCCGCTCCAAGAGTAGGGAAAAGTGAGCTACTCGCCACACTAACGCTTGTAGCACTATTCGTGATGTTAGAAGCAAGAGTAGTGTCGGCGTTATTTGTAAACTTTACGCCCATCTAAATTACCCCTGACTTTTAGCTAACAGTAACGGTCCAAGTGACAGTCATGCTGTCATTAGCACCCTTATTTACCACTGAAAAAACGGTTCGTGCCAACATAGTGCCACCACTGGAAGCATTCAAAAGTCCTGCTTCCGTTACAGCTCCAGTCCCTGTTCCTGCAGCAAACGTTCCAACATAAGTAACCACCGCAGCAGAAACATTGGTAGAGGTCAGACTGACCCGCCCCAATTCTGTTCCTAATGCTGTGTTACCCGCTGCAGCTGCCCCAGTACCTGAACCGATGGCCATGTGACTCATGGCAGTAGCAGTAGCATCTTTAATTCTTGATGCCACGTACCCTTTACCAGCAGTCACCACTAAGTTGTCGATATCACGAACCAGCTCTCCATTCAGGGTAATTGCTAAGTGACCCTTTAACTGAAGTTGGTCATTAATATTTGACATGCTTACCTCATCTTATGCATTGAGCATGGCAGAGTTCAGGGCCGTTGCATTTAACGGTCCTCCGCCAACGATCAATTCTACCAATATTGAATCCGATATCGCAGCAGAGTCCGAATAACTAGAGCTAAATAGCATAGTTAAGGCATCTGGTGCAGATATTGAATCCGCTTTGCCCGCACTAAAGGACCATTGGAGTGCCTCTGCCAAAGAGACTGTATCCGTAAATGTTCCTGGAGTAAAAGCATTTGCAAGGCTCTCTGATAACGTTGCCGTATCAGTTTCTGCTTTGCTAACCGCAGAGGACAATTCTTCAGACATTGTGACAATATTGCCTTTAGTAAGCGTAGTGTCGGTCTGAAGGATGTCTTGTACGCTTGTGCGATCGTCAAGCGTAAAAGCATCCGTAAAGGTACGCGCAAACTGTGCGACCCTTGCGAAAGAATCTGTAACGGAGAAAACCTCAGTTTCACCGGCTTCCGGTATAGCTTTAGCTACCAAATAAGAAGAAGAATCCGTAAAGGAAAAAGTCTCAGTTAGAGCTTTAGCTACCGAAAGGGTAGGAAGCTCGGTCACCCCTATCGTATCTGCCTTCCCTGAAGAAATACCTATTGAAGAAACAGCATCCGTTACAGACGGAGTCTCTGCATAGGATCGGTTGTACTGTACCGCGATAGCGGTTGTATCCCCCAAAGATACCGTTGAATCATCTAATGCTGTGCCTTTCCCAAAATCCTTCGTTAAAGCATGTACAAAAGTGAAGGTATCTGCTTTCCCTAAGGAAGTACCGATTGAGGAAACAGCATCCCCCATTGTCAGAGTAAGTGCATGAGGACTACTGTACTGAGTAGTGAAGTAGAGGTTCTTAGAATCTGCATCCAATTTCACATCTACAGCATTCATGTTCACATACGCTGTCGAAGCCTGAAAATTTGCATACGAAACTGTCATTGCCGCATGAGCAAAGGTTGTCACTGACTCAGTTGCATCTGAGTCAATGGTCAGTTTCAGGTCGACATAGTCGATTGTGAACTTAAACGCCACTAGTCAAAATCTTCCCGTACTTGGAACTTAACGAAATCCTGTACTGTTTGAATTGCGCTATTGGAGTTAGTGAACTCAATCTCTCCTTCAAACGTCCCAGCTGCAGTCCAAGTACCTGTAGGGAAGGCACAAGTACATTGACCATTGGTCGGAGAACTAAGCGATAACGTAATAGTCGAAGAAACAGTAGTTGTTCCCACTTGTCTAATACGTAATTTCACAACCCCACTTGATAAATCAATAGGAGCCCAGGTCGAAGAGTCCTCTGTGTCCAGAGTTTGCCCCGCCGCTGCCGTATTGCTGTCTTTCAAAGTGAAAGTCAGCTCAGGTAAGGTGTCTCCTACCACCAGTTTTACTGTCGATGAATAAGCCATATCTCTTACCTTAAGTTAGTAACCTATTGAACCCGCATAGGGCACTATATCCATAAGCTTCATTTTACCTTTCACTAGATCCTCTATCCTTTCAGCCGTAGGGCCTAATGGCGGCACCCAAAATTCGTCTCCAAAATTCTTCGCTTGGAGAATCGGCAGGGCTAGCCCAAATGGGCCTGGAATCCCAGCACGATCAATAATGTCCAAAGAATACTCACCGAAGTCCATATTGTCGCTACGGAAGGCACGTTCGTCCCCACCCCGTGCAAAATACTTAATCCATTCTCGTAACTCCAACCCAACCATGGTCAACGGTAACAAGGTCGTCGCCCCTAAGAGCAGCGGAATAGAAGCACTTGTAAGTCTTCCGGTCTCTGAATACCGATTCTGAGTCTCCCGCATCGCCCCACCAATAATGTTCTTTCCGTAGGCATAAAAGAAAGATTTCAGCTGCCAAATAAGTGCCGTGTACGGATTGGAAGCCCAGATGGGACGTTCTGCTGAACTTGGACGAACAATCGACTCATCTACAAACCGCCCTAAAGCTGCTTGTACACGTGTGCCTTGTTCATCACTAAAACTACGTTCGTTATTTAACCAATGCTTAATGTCTTCTCTGGAAACTTGAAGCTCTGCCAGATACCGAGAAGATAGATCAGAAGAGTCCTGAGCATGTTTCTTAAGGAACTGCTCCCCCATACCCAATGCAAATACTCGAGTGAACCGTGTGTACGCCTCTAAGCCAATGCTTTTAAAGAATATTTCTGAAGCTAGCTGGGCCTTAGGGGTCATGTACCCAAGTTCCGCGGCATTTATGTACGTCGTACTTAATGCATCAAACGTCACAACACCCACATCCCGAGCGTACTGCTGCATCTCTTCTCGATTAGTGAAGTAATGCCGCAGAACACCAAGACTCGTTTTAAGAGAGCTAAAGTCTTTTGATCGTAAAGCAGGACCCGCTAAGTCAGGTAGTGAAGCTAAAGTGGCAAAAGTTAGATAGCTCATAATATTCATAGTCAAAAGGGCACTATTCACCTTTCGCACTATCGGATTCATGTTCAAGCCAGTCTTACCAAGCATGGCTTTTATTGAAACACGTGCATCTTCCCGATCCCGTGGGTCAGGAATACGAGCTAAAAGGACTTCGGTAGCCTGCCAGCCCCTAACCGTATCGCCCGCCTGCACATTAGGCCCTGTTAAGAAATCAAGATTAGGATTACCTGGGCCCACTGCAGCAATGTCCCCTTTCTCTATAACCACTTGAGCCATATCTAAATAGGCTAACCGCTTAGTCATATCCTCAATATATTTACGTATAGAAGTCGTAACATCTTCAAGAGCTTCGATATCTCGTAACGCTTCGTTAGGTACATTGGTAAAGTACTTGGCCCGTTCTTCCACCATCCCGATAGCCACTTCGGACACAGATCCAGCAACATCTTCAATATTAGATTGGTCCTCTCGAACAAGAGCTTCTACAATTTTCTGGAAACTACCTTCGGTACGATTAAGCTCACGCCCACCCGCATCTACAACCACGATGTCATCAGGACCGTCTGGGTTATATTTCTCTAGAACCTCTGCTAAACGCACCTGAAGATCAGGGTTCTCACGTATATCAGCCAACGCCAGGATTCTAGGAAAGAAATTCTTCCGAAAACCTACTGCGGGGTCTTTCTCACTAATAAAATCATTGTAGAAATCTTCTAGGTAAGTCCGAACCGCCTGGGCTTCAGGAGATAACCGTGCCTTGGGTACATCTTTTTCCGCCTTCAGCAAAGTTTCTCGAAATGCATCTAGATCAGGATTCCCTTTATTCCAGCCCATCGTCTTTTTAGGAGCTAACGCCCATAGCTCGTTCAAACGCGCATTCATTAACAAAACCCGCGCATTAATAAGACCCGTCTTCTCTGTAGATTGGGAAGGGGAATAGAAAATAGCCGCTAGTTCTGGGCTAATCCGCCGCAAAAAGTTATGAGCAGGCATGAGAAAATACTCAGTACCCCAATGCTTTTTATTATGAGGAAGAAGGTCTTTACCCTCTCGAAGAATGTCATGAGCCATGGTTCTAAGCTTTCTCCTAACGCTTTCAG